TAACACCGCTGCTGTTCCTAGCCCCATTGATGTACGTGCTGTACCTGCAGTTTCTAGTACAAAGTTAGAACCGTCACCTACAATAAAACCACCATCTGTTACTGCTAGTCCAGCTACATCTTGTAGTTGTGCATCTAGTCTTGCATTAGCGATTGTACCTGTAAGTTGTGTGGCTACAATGGACTTATTAGTAAGTGTTTGTGTAGCTGTAGTACCTACGAGTTCTTGGCTGCTACCTGCAGGTAGTGTAAGTGTGTTAGTTACACCAGCAGAGTGTGGCTGCGGCTGTATTGTTTGTGCATGGGCATTGCTGCTTTCACAATAGAACTTAACCTGTGAAACTGAACCTGTGCCTGTACGAATGTCCACAAGACCATCAGATATAGTAACACCACCACTAGAGCCATCACCATCAAGGTTAACTTTACCTGAACCGTTAGGTAATATGTCAATGTCTCTATTGGAACTAGAAACAATATCTCTTGCTAAAACATCTAAGTCACCGCCTAGTTCTGGTGAGGTATCATCTACGACTGCACTAATACCGCTTGATGCTGCAACAATAGCAGATACTGCGACTTTACGTAGGGCAGTAGCTGAGTTATCATACATCAACAGTAAGTCGTTAGATGCATCTACAGTTGATTCTGCAGTCTGACCAGTAATTACTGTGGAGTCTACAGCAATGTCGTTAGCGTTAGCAGTAATACCTGCGCCACCAATAACGTTAAGCGTAACATCACCTGATGTACCACCACCTGTCATGCCTGTACCAGCAACTACAGAAGTAATGTCACCTACAGGTATTGCAGCTACTTCAGCATCTACATAGGCTTTAATTGATTGTTGGGTAGCAAGATGAGTGGCACTGTCAGATGCCATATTATCTTCATCTTTAATAGAAGTTCCACTTATTGTACCATTGAGTACGGCACTTGTCAAGGTTTTATTTGTTAATGTTTTAGTACTTTGTGCTAGATAGGTATCAAAGGTATCTACTGATGTCTGGCGCATTGTGCCATTGTCATTAGTTAGAAGACCATCACCACCAGCTACGGCTGTTGTACCTACAGTAGAATCACCATCTGTTAGATTAAGTTCTGCTGTTGTAGCTGTTACACCGTCAAGGATGTTTAGTTCAGCGGTAGTAGAGGTTACACCATCTAAGATATTTAGTTCTGCTGCTGTTGACGTAACGCCATCTAGTATGTTAAGTTCTGCAGTGGTGGATGTTACACCATCCATAATGTTGAGTTCTGCTGCTGTAGCAGAGATAGCTGTACCATTAAAATTGATAGCGTCTACATATGCGACACCATCTATGTACAGGTCTTTCCATTCTGCAGAGGAACTACCAATGTCACGTGTATTGTCAGCGTCAGGTATTAGGTCAGCACCAAGTGTGCCTGACACAATCACGTTACCTGATAAGGTCATAGTACCAGCAATGTTAGCTGCACCAGCTAGATGTAGTTCTTTAAACTTTAAGCTACTAGAACCAATATCTACATCATTAGTTGTTACAGGAAGTATTGCCCCGTCTTGAAAACGTAGTTGTTCTACTGTAGAACCTGCACCACCAGCATCTACAAAAACACCTATACGATTATTTGTATCATCAACAACAACTTTATTGAGTGGTGTAGCAACTCCGGGGTCTCCAATCAATCCTATGACTGGACCCTCTGCTGCTGTACCATCGTGTTTGTGACCTGATGTATTTACGAATGCGGCTAGGACTTGATTAAATTCATTGTTACTGTCGGCAGCATCAATAATGTCACCATCAGCGTAACTGGATTGTCTGGTATAACCTGCCATTAATTATCTCCTTGCGTCAGCCGCAAACTCTAGTTGAAATCCCTTGAGGGCATATGGTGCTGATGTGCCTCTATCGTTAACTCGTAGTGCTACAGCAAATCCACTACCTTCAATTGGTTGTCTAATAAGTGGGTTAGACTGTCCACCGTATGTTGCAGTACCGTAAACAGAACTTCCATATACAGCAACTACCGTAGAACTGTCAAAAGGATATGCGGCTGGTCTAGCTACGTTAGGTGCTTCATAGTCGTAACGTACAAACAAATCTGCATTCACTGCTGCTTCAGGTGCGTAGTTAATAATTACACGCTGAAATGATTTGCGTAAACCTGCATCTCCCATAGTCAAGTCAGGAGAACGATACTTACCCGTTACACTATTGCCGTCAAAGTTATTACCTTTTTCTTGCCTGTACACATAACCATCAAAGTCACCATGTAAAACTATACTTTCACCTGATGCTACTACACTATCTGTACAGTTAGGTCTTATACCTTTTAAGTCTGCAAACTCGTAGCTGTCACCTTTACGTACACACATAATTCCTGTAGTTGTAGCACGAGGAGTTTCAGAGTTAGAAAAGAATATTCTGTACTGCGTTTTATCTGGTATGACTACGCTTTCAAACTCATCTACGTCAGACAATCCTTCAAAGCGTTCTTGTACTGCTCTACTAATTGTACCAAGTTCTACGTCACCAATCTTAGCTGTACCAGCAACTGTACGTAATCCGTCTGGACCTAAGAATACAACATCACCTGCAAATTCTTGAATAGTAGAACCATTGAGACATCCAATCTCTCTGGTTATAGGTTGTATAGCAAAGTCAGCTAATGCACTACCTGTCAGTTTAAATATACGTTCTTCACAAAATACAATTAATGCGTCACGAAAGGGGAACAATCCAGTAATAGGACTATCAACATTTATTGTACCTGCACCCTGTCCCGACTGAAAATCATTATCCGTAAACGGTGCAGTAAATACTAGAGACTGTGATGCTGCTGACATACCAGCAAAGAACATATGGTTCTTATAACCAGTTACAAACTTAGGGTCTGCAGGTGCGCCAGAAGCGTTAATGTCAACTACAGTATTACTAGCAGTCTTGTAATTAGATGCATGATTAGCACCATCTGCCCATATTATGTAGTCTACACCTGCAAGATTATATCTGAAAAAAGAGTATCTACCTGCGCCTGTTCTACCAGAATCTATCTCTGTCCAGAACTGTGTAACTACCGCAGCATTATTATGTGCTGCTGCTGAAGTACTGTTGGCTCCTCTTGAACAACCCGTAAATGTTGTACTGGTTTTACCTGTATAGGTAATCTGTTCTGTGCCAATTATTATAGTGCCTTGCGTACTAAAGTTAGCTGTAGATGCTACAGCAATAGTCGTAACTGAATTATTAATACCTGCACTTAATGTAGTACTACCATTACTGCCTTTGTATACCTTACGCCCACGTGCCGCTATAACATTACCATCAAAGTGTGCAGACATTAGTACTGGTTCACTGTCACTCTGGTCTTGCGGAACTTGATTAGCATTCCACTTTTCATAGCCTGAGATACGTCTGTACCCACCAGTAGTAGCAGGTTCAAAATTTTCTAGTTCTAGTGCCATCCCCGGCTGCATAGCAAAGGTTGATTGGTCAAGAACCAGCCCACCCTGACACGCAAATACAAACGGATTGAGGCCAGATTCATCAGCCATTATTTAAAATCCTGCGTTAATGCCATATCCTTGTGAACGAGGGATATAGGTAGACCGTACATAATCTGCTCTATTTATTAAAAGAGTTTGCATTTGTTTAATACCATCTTCAAATCGTGCAAAGTTAATGCCATACTGCTGTGCTTCACCACGGTACTGGTAGGCATATGCAGTAGCACCATCTACTATAACTTGTCTAAATTGTTCTGGTACTGTTGGTACATCTGTTGATGCTGCTAGAGCAACAGGTTTAATAAAGTGTTCAAACTTTAATTCGTATGCTTTATCAGGATATGGATATAAACCATAGTTATTATCTGGTGTTCTAAATACAAACTTAGGCACACTACCTACATCAGTCGTAGTTTCTTGTGCAATATACTTTTGTGTATATTCTTTATAGTCTAAGATTTGTAATGTAGTACCAGCTACAGCTAGGGTAGAATCCCTACTAATACGAAAGGTATCATAGTCTACAGACTGGCTTGTTGCAGGAATACTATATCTTGTTTGTCCTGCTACCAAAGTCTGTGTGTTTGTTAAATGTGTAAAAGGCCAGCCAAACTCTCGCTGGTTAATATAATTAATAGCATCATTTACAGCGTTCTTACACTGTATTTGAAAACCTCTAGCTGTTGCAAAATTAGCAGCAGTTAAGGATACCTCATTCATTCGGGCAATAACTTCATTAGTAATATCTAAATAATCGTATGCCATTCCGCATCCTTATATATGTAATCAGAGGTATGAGGGGCAAGTTGCCCTGCCCCCCACGTTAGTCTTTAAGCAACATCTCGTGCTACTTCTTGAGCAGTCAAGTCACCTTCGTCAGTGCAATCCATAAGGACAGCCCAGACACGGAACAGACCTGTAGTCACTGCGCCACCTGAAAGGGTAGCAATAGTAACGTCAATGTTATCAGCAGCAACAGCCATCACTGGCTGATAAGCTGCAGGGTTTTGCGACAGTACGCCAGCGGCTGACGTAGCATCAAAACCATCAACAAATACATCAGCGTCTATCATACCAACGTCTACAGTAAATGTAGAA